GGCCTAATATTTCAATTTCGGGCATTCTAAATCTTGGCAAGGAATGGCTGGAGAGTGAGCATTCATGCGGGTTTGAGGGGGTTCTGGCCTTCCGACGCACTTTTTTCCCACATTAAAATCAATCCAAAATTTTCTTTCTTTTTTTCTTTTTCAAACAAACAAACAAACGAGCGCAAGGGAAAAAAAACGAAAAAAGAGGAGAAAAGTGTGCTTATATATAAACCTATTTTAATAGATATATATATATAGGTAGGAAAGCCGGTTCCCCCTAGACGCTAGCATTCATGCGGGTTACAGCCCGACGCTTAACAACCTTTAATTAGGATTGATAAAAAATGAAACCTTTAAACTGCCGTTAACAGTTTATTTGCACAAGTATAAACAGTTCTATCGAAGGGGCTGGGCGTTTCCGACCAGTGTTAGAGTTTTTCTCGGTAAAAAATACGTTCGATGACGTGGGGGGGTTGGCGGTAGTGGGTCGCGACAATGCGCAAGGCTTCGCGAAAGGGTACGTGGTCGACGTTCAACAGGTGCGTAAGGTATGAAATTATTTGAGTGGGCATGGTTTGGAAAGTGTGACACGTGTCACACTTTTTTGTGCGAAGTGTAGGGGCATGCGAAAGAGCCCTCACGCGTTAACGTGAGGGCTCAGAGGGGGGCAGGGGTGGGGGTCGGGTTTAAATCACCCAAGGCTTACGCCATGGTTCCCCCTCTTTCGTTATGTAGGGGGCACACCCCCCTTTGTAGGCGCTGGGAGGGTGCGCCGTTGCGTTATAGAGCAGCCCCCTAATTTCCTCTTCAAGGAAGAGGCGGTATTCCCCGCGTGCCTCACGGGCACGATTGACGAGGGCGTTAGCCCTGTCGACTAGAGCATAGCTTGCGGCCTCATGGGCGGTAGAGGTCAGGGTGTCGGAATCGGCGGGGAAAACGATATTGAACATGGTGTCTCCAATGGGGGGCATGTGCCCCCTGAGGGTTAAAAATAGAGGGCGAAAATGAAGCCGAAGGTCACGCCTAGGGCGATTGCAAAGAGTACGTCCCTCATGCTGCGGCCTTCATCAATGCAAAGGCCTTGGACAACGCTTTGCTCGCGAGTTTTCTATCCATCCCATAGGCTTGGATCAACTGCGCCATGGCTGCTATTTGCTCAGGGCTTGCCTCAGGGGTTTCCTCTTTTGCTTCTGCCTCTGCGGCCCCCTCCTCTGCGGCTTCGACTGCCGCAGTGTGGGCGGAATTCTCACCCACAATTGCACGCACCATGCGCGAAAGTTTTGCCGCAGCACGATCCCGCAGGGGCTTATCTGCCCCGGACATTACTACACGGCCGGAGCCTTGTTTCTTCAGAACCACGCCATAAAACGAGGCAACGTGGGGCAATAGAATTTCAGCCACCGCCTCGGGGCTTTGCCCTTGAAAACTCGCGCCCCATTTCTCCACGAAGTGATCTGCCGTCTCAACCGCACGCAAGCAAGCGTGCACGGCACCCCGCAGGTCTTTCGAGGATTCGGTTTCGGACATAGCTGCGCAGTGGGTCATGTAGGGGGATGTGCTCATGTGATAACTCCGGGTAGGTTAAGAAAAGTGTGAATCGTTGTCACAGTTTCGAAGTGTCGGGGGCTGTTCAATCTGATACGCCTTCGTTGTGCGTGCGGGGGATAAACCCCGCCAAACACCCCGCGCCCCCGCTAACACTTCAAAACCGTTGCAACATGAGAGAGATATTACTCCGAATAAATGGTTCTGTGTGATGTTTATTTACCACATCGAATAAATAGTTCGTGACCCCCTTCACGGATTGCACAGCACAGCACAGCAGAGCAGAGCAGAGCAGAGCAGAGCAGAGCAGAGCAGAGCAGAGCAGAGCAGAGCAGAGCAGAGCACAGCGACCGCAGAGCAGAGCAGAGCAGAGCAGAGCAGAGCAGAGCAGAGCAAAGCAAAGCGATTCCAGCCAATCGGCCCATGCGCGACCCCACCGTACCGGCACCCACCGCTGTATGACGATGGCTAGGGGTCGCGCGGGAAACAGTATTTCACAACCACGCTATACAGTTATGCCAATTTAAGTAAGGCCGGCGTATTGTGTGTTATGCCAATTTAAGTAAGGCCGGCGTATTGTGTGTTATGCCGATTTAAGTAAGGCCGGCGTATTGTGTGTTATACCTTTTTAGCTAATGCCCTTGCGGTTCGCGTTATGCTCTTGAGGTTGCGCTTTGAATAATTAGACCCCCCACCCCCACTATAAAAATTTTGCGTAGCTTTTTGTAAAACTTTAGACAAGCACCAGAAAAAAGCCCGCTTGAAACCAAGCGGGCAATGGAGGAGTATGAAACAGACTAACAGGAGAGAGATGTGCGCAAAGCGCAAAGTAAATGTACACTGCGGTCAACGAGAAGGCAAATATGTCATCTACGCATACGCAAATGTTTGAGAACTTGGTGCAATTCGAGCCTGAAATATCACCGGCAGGCAACTTCACTCCTATTGAACAGATAGGCGCTTCTACTATGCTTGACGCTCAATTAGAGACGGCGGCATGGCTGGAAGACCTCGGAGTCCCCTCAGACAAAGACGTAGACGACAAACAGCAAACCAAAGCCGCACGGACAGCCTTCACAGCGCTTAACTTCGATCCAGACAGCGCAACGCAGAAGCAAGCCCTTGCCGCTATAAAGACGCCTGCCGCAGTGCAGCACCTCACAGGGATGCTGACGGCCTATGACTGGGACTTCATCCATCAGGCCAAGGAACTGCGTGGCTACGCCGTGGCAAAGATTGTCGAAGAGACAACCAACCCCAACGCTAACATCAGGCTGAAAGCCTTGCAGATGCTTGGCAACGTGACGGAGGTTGCACTCTTTACTGAGCGCGTGGAAGTCACCAAGAAGGACGCCAGCGAAGAAGAGATCGAGAAGCGCCTGCGCGAGCGCCTAGCTAAGTTCATCACCAACATCCCGTCCAGCGCCACGCCTGCAGAAGTTATCGACGTGAAGTCCATCGACGCTGAGATCGGTCAAGTCGTAGAGCGCCGGGATGCTTGAGGAACTCTCATCAGAGGCGATAGCCGCTTTGGTGGCAAACCTGCCCAGCATGCCGCTGGCAGAGAAGGAAGCCTTGCTGAGTGAGCTGGAAACGCTTGAGCACAAGAAGCTCTTAAAGCGTTGCCGTGACGATTTTCTAGCGTTCTGCGCCCACCTATACCCTGAGTGGAAAGAAGGCCCCCATCACCGCTATATGAAGCCGTTGCTGCACAAGGCGCGAGACGGTGTAGAGACGCGGTTGACGGTCAGCATGCCCCCACGCTTCGGTAAGTCGGAGACGATCGCATATATGTTTGTGGCGTGGTACTTGGGGCACTTGCCTAATCATCACATCATGATGGCCACCCACACGGCAGCGCTCTCCGCTGACTTCGGGCGTAAGGTGCGCAACCTGCTCGACACAAAAGCGTACCGGGAGATATTCCCCAACACAACCGTCTCTAAAGACAAGAGCGCGGCAGACAACTGGACAACGACTGCAGGCGGCAAGTATCTGGCCATCGGTATCGGCGCTAACGTAGCTGGGCACGGCGCCCACCTTCTGGTGGTCGATGACTTGGTCTCGGAACAGTCGGTCTTGGCCAACCCCGATCACGCATTCTCTGTGGCGTGGGAGTACATGCAGGTTGGCCCTATACAGCGCTTGATGCCCGGCGGGCGCATTATCATGATCGGTACCCGCTGGGGTAAGAAGGATCCGATCGGCAGGGCGCTGGCCTGGGCAGAGAACAACCCCAACAGCACGCCTTGGACTGAAGTTAGGTTCCCAGCCATCCTGCCGTCTGGCAAGAGCTTGTGGCCTGAGCAGTGGCCCGTGGATCAGTTGCTGGCAAAGAAGGCCGGTATGCAGCCCCAGTTCTGGGCCGCTCAGTACATGCAGGAGCCCACGTCCGAGGAGGGCGCCATCCTCAAGCGCGAGTGGTGGCAGATATGGGAGAAGGACGACCCGCCCGATGTGGAGTTTGTGATCCAGGTTTGGGATACGGCGCACGACACGAAGAGTCATAATGACTTTAGCGCCTGTATTACATGGGGTGTGTGGTTCAACGAAGAGACCAGCCGCCATGAGATCATCATGCTCAACGCGGTCAAGGGACGTTGGGAGTTCCCACAGCTTAAGCAAAAGGCGCTGGACGAGTACAAGGAGTGGCAGCCCGAGTGTCTGCTGATCGAGAAGAAGGCCGCCGGTGCCCCGCTCATCCAGGAGCTTCGTCAGATGGAGCTGATTGTTGAAGACTACAGCCCGTCACGCGCAGGCGCAGGTGTGTCCAACGACAAGAGAGCGCGAGTTAACTCGGTGGCACCCATGCTGTTCGATAAAGTTGTCTGGGCGCCAGATCACCGCTGGGCGTTCGAGGTGATCAATGAATGTGCGGAGTTTCCCCACGGCGAGCACGACGATTTCGTCGACTGTGTTTCAATGGCCCTGGCGCGCTATAGACGCGGGGGCTTTGTGTCGCTATCGTCTGACCGCAAAGATGAGCCGCAGTTATTTCGCCGGCGCTCTGCTGCCTACTATTAAGGATCCTTATGGCTACCAATTTCATGGACAAGGGCCTGTACCAAGCCCCCCAAGGTCTAGAGCAAGAAGAAGCGGAACCGATCGAGATTGAGATCGTTGACCCCGAAGAAGTCTCCATCCACGCTGGAGGTCTAGACCTCACCATTACGCCCAAAGAGCCCAGTGCGGAAGACTTCAACGCCAACCTCGCCGAGTATATGGACGCGGGCAAGATGCAGGCGCTGGCCTCTGAGTTGGACTCAGACATTCAGAACGACCGCAGCAGCCGTAAAGACTGGGAGCAAGCCTACGTCGACGGCTTGAAGCTGTTGGGTCTCAAGTATGAGGAGCGCACAGAGCCTTGGAACGGTGCCTGCGGCGTGTTCCACCCCATGATCACTGAGGCAGTGGTGCGGTTCCAGAGCGAGATGATCACCGAGACGTTCCCGGCAGCAGGCCCAGTCAAGGCCAAGATCATTGGTAAAGAGACGCCTGCAAAGAAAGCGTCTGCTACACGTGTCGTCGACGACATGAACTACCAGTTGACCGAGCGCATGCAGGAGTTCAGGCCAGAGCACGAGAGAATGCTGTGGAACCTGCCGGCAGCAGGCAGTGCGTTCAAGAAAGTGTACTTTGACCCCAGTTTAGACCGTCAAATCTCGATTTTTATCCCCGCAGAAGACATTTTGCTGCCCTACGGCGTGACCGATGCACGCTCGTCGTACCGCGTAACGCACGTTATGCGCAAGACAAAAAACGAGATTTTGAAGCTCCAGCAGGCCGGTTTTTACTGCGAAACCGAGATCGGCGAGCCAGAACACACCAAAGACGACATCCAGAAGGCCAAGGACAGCGAGACCGGCTTCAGCGACATCAACGACGAGCGGTTTGTGCTGTACGAGTGCTGCGTTGACCTCGACCTGCCCGGCTTTGAGGACGAGGAAGACGGTGAGCCCACCGGCATTGCCCTGCCTTACGTCATCACGCTCATCCGTGGCACGAACACCGTGCTGGCCATCCGCCGGAACTGGAAAGAAGAAGACGAACTCAAGCTCAAGCGCCAGCACTTCGTCCAGTACAACTACATCCCCGGCTTTGGCCCCTACGGCTTCGGCTTGTTCCACCTGATCGGTGGCTTCGCCAAGTCGGCAACCTCCATCATGCGCCAGTTGGTGGACGCCGGGACGCTGTCTAACCTGCCCGGTGGTCTGAAGTCTCGCGGTCTGCGCATCAAGGGTGACGACACCCCGATCGCTCCAGGCGAGTGGCGCGACGTGGACGTCGGCTCTGGAGCCATGCGCGACAGCATCCTGCCCCTGCCGTATAAAGAACCCAGCGGCACGCTGTACAACCTGCTCAACACCATCGTTGAAGAAGGCCGTCGCTTCGCAGCTACCGCCGACATGCAGGTCAGCGACATGTCAGCCCAGGCGCCGGTGGGTACCACCCTGGCACTGCTGGAGCGCCAGCTTAAGGTCATGACGGCTGTGCAGGCACGGGTTCACTACGCGCTCAAGCAAGAGCTGGGGCTGATCAAGGACATCATCGCTGACTACGCCGATGAGGACTACAGCTACGAGCCTGAGACAGGTCGCCAGAGCGCTCGCAAAGAGGACTTCAAGCATGTCGATATCATCCCGGTGTCCGACCCGAACGCGTCCACGCTGGCACAGCGCGTCGTACAGTACCAAGCAGTCATCCAGCTCGCCCAGAGCGCGCCACAGATCTACGACCTGCCCCAGTTGCACCGAGGCATGCTGGAGGTTCTGGGCATCAAGAACCCCGAGAAGCTAGTTGCTCTGCCGGACGATCAGAAGCCCGTTGACCCCGTGACTGAGAACATGTTCGTGCTCAAGGGCAAGCCGCTCAAGGCGTTCATTCACCAGGATCACGAGGCCCACATCAAGGTTCACACGGCAGCCATGCAGGATCCCCTGATCATGCAGTTGATCGGACAAAACCCCCAGGCGCAAGCCATGATGGCTGCCATGCAGGCCCACATCGCCGAGCACGTTGGCTATGGCTACCGTCAGAAGATCGAGCAACAGCTCGGTATGGCCCTGCCGCCAGAAGACGAGAAGCTGCCACCAGAAGTTGAGATCGCCATGTCCGGCATGATGGCCCAGGCTGCCCAGCAGGTGCTGCAGCAGAACCAAGCAATGGCTGCACAACAGCAAGCCCAGCAACAAGCCCAGGATCCTGTGCTGCAGATGCAGCAGCAAGAACTGCAGCTTCGCTCCCGCGAGCTGGACATCAAGGAAAAGCAGATGCAGGCCAACGCGGCTGCCGAGTCTGACCGCATCGACATCGAGCGCGAGAAGATGGAGAACACGTCCGAACTCAACATGCTCAAGATCAGCAAGGACGTCGAGCACAAGCAGCAGAGTCGGCAAGACCAGCAACAACGCGAAGGCGTGCGCATGGGTATCGACATCGCCAAGAGCAAGCAACAGGCCGCTGCACAGGAGCGTCAAGCGGCCATGCAGAGCCAACAGAAGAAACCTACTAAGGAGTAATGTCCGTCATGATGAAAGACTTCGCACGCGTACTGCGCGATAAGCTACGCACGGACATGAATAACTACGCTGACGACCTCTCGGGAGGGGGTTGTCGGTCGTTTGACGAGTATCAGAAACTCTGCGGCGTGATTCAGGGCCTAGCGATCGCGGAATCCCATTTACTGGCCTTGCTAGAGAAAGTCGAGCAATCAGATGAGTAATATCATTCTGCCCCCAGGCATCAGCCTGCCCGAACCGATTCAACCCGTTGATAAGCCGGAAGATGCTCCGCAAGAGCAAAAGGCCACGCAGGTTCCCCAACCTACGGGCTACAAGCTGCTGTGCGTAGTTCCTGATGTTTCAGACAAGTTTGAAAACTCCTCGATCGTTAAGGCCGAGTCTTTCATGAAGTCTGAAGAGCATGCGACGACGGTGATGTTCGTGTTGAAGGTCGGGCCCGATGCGTACAAGGATGCAGCCAAGTTCCCTTCCGGCGCGTGGTGTAAGGAAGGCGACTTCGTACTTGTTCGAACCTACTCTGGCACCCGGTTCAAGATCTACGGCAAAGAGTTCCGGCTGCTCAACGATGACCAGATCGACGCTGTTGTGGACGACCCCCGTGGCATTAGCCGCGCTGCATAAGGAGCTACCATGCCTGAAGAATACAAGTTCCCGGATGAAGAAGACAAGAAGGTCTCCGTTGAAGCGGATGACGCCTTTGAAGTCGAGATCGTTGACGACACTCCTGCAAAAGACCGTGGCCGCAAGCCGCTGGATCGTGAAGTTAGCGACCCGTCTGATGATGAGCTGGAGGCGTACTCCGACGGCGTCAAGAAGCGTATCAAAGAGCTTACGCATGCACGACACGATGAGCGCCGCGCCAAAGAAACGACGCTGCGCGAGAAGCAAGAACTCGAACGGATCGCCCAAGCGCTGATCGACGAGAACCGCCGACTCAAGAATCAGTACAACGAAGGCGCCAAGCAGTACGCTGAGACCGCCAGCTCTGCCGCCGAGATGGAGTTGGATAACGCACGTAAGAAACTGAAGGCCGCGCACGAGGCTTTTGATACTGATGCGATTATTTCGGCTCAGGAAGAAATGTCGGATGCCAAACTACGTCTTCAACAGGCTAAGTACGCGAAGCAGGTCGCTTTACAGCCTCAAGAAGAAGTGGTACAAATCCCTCAACAAGTGCAACAGGCACCCCAGGTCGATGATAAGACACTGCGCTGGCAGGCAAAAAACCAGTGGTTTGGGGCAAATGGGCACGAGGAAATGACCAGCTTCTCACTAGGGCTGCATCAAAAACTAGTGAATTCGGGGGTTGACCCTCGCTCTGATGAGTACTTCGAGCAAATTGATGCTCGCATGCGTTCGGTGTTTTCGGATTTCTTTGGCTCGGACAATAACCAAAAGTCCGGTGATGGATCCAAGCGGCCAGCAACCGTCGTGGCGCCGGGGACTCGCTCCACTGGTGCAAGAAAGATTCAGCTTACGTCCACGCAAGTCGCGTTGGCACGCAAGTTCGGTCTTACCCCACAGCAATACGCGGCTGAAATCGCAAAAATGGAGAAATCAAATGGCTGAAGCAACTTCCCGCACACCCCGTGATCTGGCATCACGCGAAAAAACTGCTCGTATGGTGTACACACCCCCGAGTACCTTGCCTGACCCTACTCCTGAGCCTGGGTATGTGTATCGCTGGGTAGCGACGCACGTTCTGGGACAGTCTGATCCTACCAACGTGTCTAAGAAGTTGCGCGAAGGTTGGGAACCGGTCAAGGCGTCTGACCACCCTGAACTGATGTTGCTTGGTAGCAAGACAGGAAACGTTGAAATCGGCGGCCTCATGCTCTGCAAGATGGTCAAAGAACGTGCGCAAGCCCGCGACGCTTACTACGCCAACCAAGCACAAGCGCAGGTGGACTCAGTCGACAACAACTTTATGCGAAACAACGACCCCCGTATGCCGCTGTTCTCGGAGAAGAAATCTTCGACCAGTCGTGGCGGCGGGAGTTTTGGTTCTGGTACTTAACTAGGAGTCTTATATGGCCGCAACGCTCTCTCCCTACGGGCTTAAGCCCGTAAACCTGATTGGTGGGCAGTCCTTCGCTGGTTCTACCCGCGAAATCAAGCTGTCTACCAACAACACCGCCGCTATCTATAACGGCGACGTGATTCAACTGTCTTCGGCAGGTAACCCCGCAGCCATCGCAGCCACCCCTACCGCCGGCACCACCAGCGGTATCGTCGGTGTTTGCCTGGGTGTTCGGTACGTTAACCCCGCCACCAAGCAGCCCACCTTCGCTCAGTTCTTGCCTGCCAACGCGATCACCGGCGGTTATACCGACGTGTTCCTCGTTGTTGCTGACGATCCTGATCTGGTGTTCCAAGTGCAAGGTACGGCTGCCTTCGGCTCGCTGACCAACGGCGCTGCTGGCGCAGTCGGTAAGAACGCTGCTCTGGGCTTCGTCACTGCTGGTAGCGCTGCCACCGGTAACTCTGGCGTCAACGTCATTGTTGGCGTTAACGGCGCTTCCTTGGCACTGACCGCCACCTTGGCAATGCGCGTTGTTGGCGTTGTTGCTGGCACCGAGACTGATGCTTTCCCAGAACTCCTGGTGAAGTTCAATCAAGGCACGCATTCGTACTACCTCGCCACCGGCGTCTAAGGAGTAAATAATGGCTATTTCACGCGCACAACTGCTTAAGGAACTCCTGCCCGGCTTGAACGCCTTGTTCGGCCTGGAGTACGCTCGCTACGGCGAAGAGCACAAGGAAATCTACGACATCGAGAAATCGGAACGTAGCTTTGAAGAAGAAACCAAGCTCGCCGGCTTCGGCGCTGCTCCGGTCAAGAACGAAGGCGCTGCCATTGCTTATGACAATGCGCAGGAAGCTTTCACCGCTCGCTACACCCACGAGACCATCGCTCTGGGCTTCTCCATCACTGAAGAAGCAGTGGAAGACAATCTGTATGACAGCCTGTCTGCCCGCTACACCAAGGCTCTGGCCCGTGGTATGGCTTACACCAAGCAAGTCAAGGGCGCTTCCGTTCTGAACAACGCGTTCAGCGGCAGCTTCTTGGGCGGCGACGGTGTCTCCCTGTGCGGCATCAACTCCAGCAGCGCTCGTGTTGGCCACCCCCTGGTCAACGGCGCTGTTAACTTCAACAGCCCCGCCACTGGCGTCGACTTGAACGAGACTTCCTTGGAAGCCGCGATCATTCAAATCGCTGCCTGGACTGACGAGCGTGGTCTGCTGATCGCTGCCAAGCCACGTAAGCTGGTTATCCCCCCAGCGTACATGTTCGTTGCCAAGCGTCTGATGGACACGGAACTGCGCGTCTCGACCACTGATAACGATATCAACGCTATCAAACAGTTGGGCGCCATTCCTGAAGGCTACTGCGTCAACCACTTCTTGACCGACGTGAACGGCTGGTTCTTGCTGACCGACGTGCCCAACGGCCTGAAGCACTTTGAGCGTTCGCCTATGGCAACCTCAATGGACGGTGATTTTGATACCGGTAACGTGCGTTACAAAGCTCGTGAACGGTACAGCTTCGGCTGGAGTGATGCACTTGGCATCTGGGGCTCGGCTGGTTCGACCTGATAAAACATCAGTAAAATCAAGCACTTAGCGAGATTTTAAGCCCACTTCGGTGGGCTTTTTCTTTGCCTGATCGGTATAAAGCCCGTGAGCGTTACAGAGCAGAACAATACCTTTGTCGAGCCTTATAACGTACGTTTTTAGCGGCTGCTTGCCCCGTCCGAGCCCGCATGATATAACCCTGTAACCCCGGGGATTCCGGCGAGTCTGACAGTCCCGGCTGACGACATGCAGACAGGCTCGCGTAACTTGCATGTGAGGCTGCTATGGCTTTTACGACATTCTCTGGCCCAATCCGTTCTGGCACTGTGCGCGAAGGCGCAGGTCGTAACACCGGCTTGGTCAATCTGAGCCAATCCTACGACACGGGCGACCTGACTGGCACCGTTGTCGGCAACGTGGACGTGGCTGCGTTCATCGTCCCCAAAGGCACCCAGATCATCAACATCTTTGTTGATCAAGTTGTTGCTGCCACTGCGGGTACGACGACGATTTCTGCCGGTACAACTTCTGGTGGCGCACAGCTCATGGCCGCTGTTGCTACGACCGCTGGTGGCCGTTTCACGGGCACTGCTACTGCTGCTACCCAACTGGCTTGGCAAACCTCCACCACTGCTGACACGACGATTTATGTTCGCGTTGCTGTGGCTACCGCCACGCTGACTGCTGGCCGCGCAATCATTACGGTTGCCTACGCTCAACGTGCTGACAACGGCGCTCAGAACCCCGCTAGTGCTTAATTAGGAGCCGGTAATGGCAAAGACTAACTACAGCCCGACGTTCCCTATGTACCCGGGCGGGGCAGTCGCTATTACGCCAAGTGACACCGTCAATCTGACCAACCCGGCGGTTGTCTACGCCGGTGTTGCGGGGAACGTGCGCGTGTTGACAGCGCAGGGCGACGATGTGACGTTTGTTGGCGTTTTGGCCGGTGTCGTGATTCCTGTGCAGGTCATTCGGGTTTTTGCAACAAACACTACGGCGACGTCGTTAGTGGGGATTTACTAAAATGTCCTTTGGCTTCGGGTTCGGTTTTCCCAGACGGGTTGGAGCAGCGCTTCGTGCGGCACTGGACTTCAACTTTCTCAGTGGGTTGCTTGATCCGAGGATCACATTCTCCCGCACGACCAACGCCACGTTGATCGGCTCAGACGGCACGCTTCAGTACGCTCCGCACAATTTGCTGACTTATTCGGAGCAGTTTGATAATGCTTATTGGACCGTTACAGCCGCAACGATCTCAGCCAATGCCGTATCTGCGCCAAACGGAACGCAAACAGCGGATCAGTTAGTTGAGACCGTTGGAACGGGTACATTGCCACGGCTTCCAATACCGATAACTTTGGAAGTTGGGAAATTCTATTCAGCCAGCGTTTACGCAAAAGAAGTATCTAGCAGTAGCAAACGGTACTTGCAAGTGTATTTCAATGCTTCATTTGCAACCGTTCCTTGCGGTGCAAATTTTGACCTTGCCACAGGAACAGTTACGTTTTCTGGCGGAATTGCTAGTGCAACCGTTGAGAGCGCAGGAAACGGTTGGTGGCGTTGTACGATTAACACCACTGTTGTTACTTCCGCACCCAGTGGGTTCCGTATTGCGTTGGTTGACAGCCCAACACAGTCGCTGTCATTGGCATGGAATCCTGACGGTACGGGTTCAATGTATTTGTGGGGAGCCCAGCTAAACGTCGACGCTCTTCAGCCGTACTACTCCACGACCGTTAAGAATCTCCAGGGGTACTCGCAGGAGTTTGATGACGCTGCTTGGACAAAGAGCAATAGTACGGTTACTGCCAATGTCACCGCTGCACCTGATGGAAGTTTGACGGCAGACAAGTTAAGCGAAGACACTGCAACCATAGGCCACTACTTGGGCCCCGCAACAACAATTGTTGGAGTACTTGGTCAAGTAAGCACATTCAGTTGTTATGCAAAAGCGG